TGTGAATTTGTTTTCAAAAACTTACACCATATTAAACCAGTCAAGAAGGAGGAGGTGATTTTCCAGTCCAAGAGGACTAATATTATCCCGTCTGTATTGCATGGAAAGTTGAGTGTTGAGTCGGTTAAACAACCCGCAATTCTTTCAAGGGATGATGATCGATCAATGGGGAGAAATCCTCATGTGTTGTCAATGTTGAGATCCGCGAATCGACCACCCATTGAAGTGAACGAGAGGCTCGTGGACCGAGTGTTTAAGGACATGGAGGTTCTGTACTCCCGGACTCTTAAATGGCCGCTTTCTAGGAGGCTGACGTTTGAAGAGGCGTGTAAGGGTGTTCCAGGTTTGTTGTCTAGTTTGAGAGTCAAGACAAGTGCAGGGTATCCTCTCGTTAAGACTACAATGAAGAAGGGTAAAACCGAATTCATTTGGTTTGATGAGAAAGGAGAGTTCCACTATGATCCAGAGTTTAAGATGCTGGTTGAGGAGAAGCTTGTTGAGATGGAGAATTATGATGGAGACGAGAGGAAAATAGACCATGTCTTTTTGGGTTATCTGAAAGATGAGCTAGTTTCCCCTAAGAAGATTGCTGACTGTAGAACAAGGATGATTTACGCTAATGACTTGATCTGTCTTGTGGCTTTCAGGATGCTTTATGGATCATTCATAATTGCTATACAACAGACTAGGACGCTGACTCCCGCAGTTGGTATTAATCAATATTCTTATGGTATGAATGCTATGTATGATTATCTTACGGATTTCGATTATGGTAAAAAGGTTCAATTCCTGGATGGCGACATCGAGGAATGGGACTACAGAATGGTGTTGGCTTTCCAAAAACGGGCTTACGAATTCATTCATACTTTGACTAAAGATAGATTAGATATTAGTTATAAGGAGTTTAAGTTTATGCATGATCATGAGACGAAGAGTGACTTGCAAGTAGGGGACTTTAGATTTAGGTGTATTTGTAATATGGCTTCTGGTTGTTTCTGGACTACCTTTATTAATTGTTTTGTCAATGAGGGATATGTGCGTTATTTGTTTAGTCTAGATTTTCCTAATCTTAATTTTGAGGATAATGTGAGAATGAAGGCTTTGGGCGATGATCACTTGATTGCAATTTCTGACCGGGTTCGGTGGACCCCAAAAGGGATCGCCGAACGGTTCCGTAAAGAACTAGGACAGAAGTACACATCAAGTATCAAGGGAGCTGTTTTGGAAGACAAAGCAAAGCCCTATAAGGACACGACGTTTCTGGGGGCCCATCCGGTGAAAATCGATGGTCTCTGGTGCGGCGCTATGAAAAAAGACACGATTTATCAGGCTCTACAATGGACAAAGAAAGGCTACGAAACTGATCAAACGACAATGATATCTATGATGGAATATGCTAGTGTTTGGGGAAAAGACTTCTACAAGAAACTATTGTCTGAGGTTAATGAGGCTCTTGCCGATGAGGGAATGCCCCTTATAGAAGAGAGAAATCCTGATTCACTTAAGACTATAGTTGCGAACAGAGTAGACGACGATCATTTCTATGGATTCATCGCTGAAGGAGATGAATACGACAGAATGGTTTCGGAAGGACCTGGTGAACCTGGCATTGTGACAGCTACGGAGACAGCTCTGGAAACTAGCAAGCCTCTTGGGATATCCTTTGGGGCTCTAGCAGAAAGAGCAGTTAATGCAGCTCCATCTGAAATGGGTTACGGCTTGGAAAGTGAGATGTACAGGGGAG